AAGTCCTGACCGAAATGAACAAGCTGGGCGCGGACGCCCACGAGACCGTTTTGAAATGGGCCGACCAGGTCGAGGCCTGGAAAGAAAAGGAACTAGCCCGGCTCGCGGAGAAAGTCGTCGGCTGGACCGATGTTAAGGAGGCGAGCACAGAATCGCGCTGGCGCCATCAGGAAGAAGAAATCCGGCAGGCGCTGGGATTGATCGGATCCGGACTGCACCTCAAAGACAAGACATTCGAAGGCTACGGCGCGATCAGCGAAGTGAAATTTGACGATGATCAGCCGCTCACGCCGTCAAAGCAGATTTTTACCGTCCTGGTCAACACGACCAAGAAAACGTTGAAGATCGCCGCGTCGAAACTGCCCTCGATCGCGCGCTACGCGGTGGGCGACTTCGAAAAGCTCTACGAATCGACTGCCGAACGCTCCAACACGCGTTACATGGTGACAGGCAATCTCCTTTCGGCCTACCTGGCCATCCGGGACAGCGCGCCGACCGCGAAAATCGTCCAATACACGACCGACAAAGGCGAACTTCGGCAGGGCATTCTGATGCCGTCGAAATTCACTCCCGGCGCTCTGGCGAAAAAGCGCGTAGTCGAAAGCCCATCGCACATGCGGGAACTTCTCGACGCTGGGCGATCACTGACCAACAGCGATGGTTCAGTCACGATCGTCAAACCGCGCGGCGATTACGTTTTGCGGGTACCGGCGAGCAAGACGATGGGTGGCGCCTACTGGCGGGACGAGGGCCTGCAAAAGCTGATGGAGGGCGGTCAATTTATCGAGCGCAGTGGCGGGATGGTTGGCAAGATCACTCCGGACAACCTGGCCAAGGTTTATCAGCGGCTCCTCGACCTGGACGCCACTTTGTTCTACACGGAACAAGAGAGCGAACCTCTCGGCGCCGGCAAACCCCACAAAGCGCCTACGGCTTTCTACAAGGAGGACGTGGAATCGGTTGCCAGGAATATCGGGCTCGGCGTGAAAGAATCTCTCGAGATGCTGCGGCACCTGGTCGCACCGGCCAGCGGAGTAAACATGGAAGCGCGCGACGCGACCATGAAGATGCTGGGCGAGCGCAACCAGAAAGCGTACGAGACTGACCAGGTACTCGAGGGGTGGAGCAAAGCGGTCGATAAAATGCCGCGGCCGGAGCAAATCGCATTTGTCGATCGGATGAAATTGGGTCAACCCCAGCCGACGCCGGAGTTGCAGGATCTCGCCGATACCTTGCGGTCGATCGACACCGAAAGCTGGCAGGGAGCGCATGACGCTTACGTCGCGCTCGGCCATAAACAGGGCGATGTGCCTCTGGCCTGGCTGGACAATCATTTCCGGGTGCTGTGGAAGAAGATTCCGGGCGACACCGATGAAGAAAAGAGCGCCTGGATTGGCAAAGCGCGCCGCGGTCTGCGCGGTTCGATGGGCCAGCACAAGGAGCACACCCTCGACACCATGAGCGAAGGCGTAGCTGCGGGTGGCGTGCCCTACAGCTTCAACTTTGTCGAGATGTTCAAACTCGCCCAGGCCGATTTGTGGAAACTCACTACGACCCTCAAGGCCTGGAAATGGGCCAAGGACAATCATTTCGTCCAATACGTCAAAGGCGCCTTCCCGAAAGCGCCCGACGACATGGTGCCGTTGGACGATTCAATCGCGAAAGTCTATTTCCCGGCTGACAGCGGTGAGGGACTGGTCGCAGGTGGGCAGTATTTCGTCGAGGAAGGCTTCGGGCGCCTCCTGAACAACTATCTGAGCAAAGATCTCATCCGGGACGCCAAACTCGGCCGCGGGCTGATCTGGTTGAAGAACGCCACCACTCAGGTGGAGCTCGCCCTATCGCCGTTCCACGCCGTTTTCGAGACGATCGAGACGGTGGGTTCGAATATCGGGCTTGGTCTGCAGAAGCTGGTTAACCGCGGCATCCTCGGCGGCAACGCCAAAGTTGCTTTCGAAGGGCTGATGGAGATGGCTAAAGCGATCGGAACACCGATTACTCACGGCCTCGGCAAGAACAGTCTAGGGGCGCAGATCCGCGAAGCCGCGGGCAATCCGACCGAGTTTTTCAAGACGCCAGAGGGCAAAAAGATGTTGAAAGCGTTCCCGCGCGCGCCGGAAATGATTAACGACCTGTTCAGCGGCGGATGGAAACCTACCGAACTCGAACAGGATTGGCGCAATCAATCAGTCCGGACGTTCGTCGAAGCGGTCAGCGACCTAAAAGCTGGCGCGAGCGACAATTACATCGGAGCAGGGTTACGGGCATTCCCGGCCGCGAACGAGATGCTGATGCGGCCGTTGTTCGATTATTACATTCCGAACCTCAAAGTCGCACAGTTTTTCAAGGAATACGCCGAGGCGCTGGAACAGAATGAGCGGAAGTTGAAGGGCGGCGTCCTGACTAGGGCGGCCCTGGCGCGGCAGACCTGGCGCTTTGTCGAGGACCGGTTCGGCGAGATGAATTACGACAGTCTCTTTTGGAATCGGACGTTCAAGAGCGCAATGCAACTCATGTTCCGGTCGGTGACCTGGAAACTGGGCAGCGTGTCCGCTTTCGGCGGAGCGATGCACGGCCAGGGCAAAGAGTTTGTCGACGCGTTCAAGGAAGGAAGGGCCCCACAGCTCAACCCGAAGATGGCCTGGCTCTTTGGGATGCTGCTTTTGACCGCGGCTCTGGGCACAATTCTGATGAAGTCGCTCACCGGCAAATGGCCGACCGGATACACCGACCTGGTGTTCCCGCAGATTGACGCCAAGGACGATAAAATCCGGGTATCACTCCCGACCTATTTTAAGGACCTGGTGCATCTGATTCATTCACCGACCAGCTACGTGACAAGCTCCATGTCTGGCTGGATTGGGCGAGTGGCTGACCTACGGCGCAACCGCGACTATTACGGGGTTCAGATCCACGACAACGATGACCCAGTGGTCAAGCAGGCGCTCGCGATCGGGAAATACGCCAGCCAAACGCTGCTTCCATTCTCGATTCGCGGTTACAAGAACTTGAGCGCCCAAGACGTCGGCACACTGCGAAAGGCAATTTCACTGATGGGCGTGCAACCGGCACCGCGCTTTATCGGGCAATCACCGGCGGAGCGCGCCTCAGCCTCTTACTGGCAGAACCAGCGATCGGAAGCTGGCATCAAACCCGGCCAGATGGAAACCAAACTGGAGAAACGCGAGATCGTGTCTCAGCTCGAGCATGGCCATGCGCCCAATATCGCAGCGGCACTGGCGAAAGGCGCTATCCGGCCGCAGGACGTAAAGGCTCTCTACCAGCGCGCTCAGATGGGAACACTCGCCTCTCAGGTGTTGCACATGCCATTGGAAGATGCGGAGAAAATCTACCAGCGCGCCAACCTCAAAGAGCGAACCGCGCTCGAAGGCATCATGGCCAAGAAACGCGCCAATGCAGCGACCCGCAATCGTCCGGCGTTTAGTGGGTTTTGAGTGAGGAATCACTACAATCCGGCGACGCGCGAAATCGTGCTGGCACCTTCGGCTTCCCTCTACAGTCGGTTCCACGAACTCGCCCACAAAGACCAGCACGAGAGTAATTCCACTGTTTACATTGCATGGGTGATCTTGCGCCGGGCCCGCGCCATCAATTATTTCGTTACCCTCTGGATCGAGTTTGACGCTTATCGACGCACCCGCAGGGTGATGCGACGGCTTGGGCTGTGGAGTGATGAAGTGCGCCAGGAGGCAAGGAGCTACCTCCGCGCCTACGCTCTGCGCAAAGCGCAAAGAGAGCTAATTTCGTTGACAATGGCAGCGTTTGCCAAAATAGGCCGCGCGGATGGCCATTGCACTCGCAGTACCTCAGCCGGTCGATGACGAGCAGGATTCTCCCGACGGAAACGCCAAGATCGACGTAGGCGGTCTGGAACTGACCCCTGCCCAGTACGATCGGCTCCTGCACCGGGCGCTCGATCGGATCAATGAACTGCGCCAGGAAATGGGCATCGACACCGCCGGCATGGTGGTTGAAAACGGCTGGGCCTGGCAACGAGAGAAGAACCAGCGCCAATATGATAACGAATGGCTCTGGCGAAAGGCGCTTGGCGGCATCTTCGTTTACTCTAATTTCTCGCTCAACATCTCGAAGCGATACGCCCGCCTGATGGCGGCTAAAACGTCCGACACCCTGGTTGGCACTGATCCGTTCTTCTCAGTCATGCCGACCCAGCACGGCAACCCTGAGCTGGCGAAACAGGGCGAATGGTACATCCAGGAGCAAATCTCCCTGTCCAACGCAAAGAAGCGCCTCAAGGAAGGCCAGAAAACCGCTCTCATCCGCAACGAAGCGGTCATGAAAATGACATGGGTTAGTAACTCGACCCATTTCCGAGGCCCGATCGAAGTCGCAGTCGGCCCGTTCGCTTACCAGGACGCGGCCGGGAATGAGCAGAAATTCGGCGCCGGCGAACCGATCATGACGCCAAAGGGCGATTACATCTACCGCGACGATGACACGTTCGAGGATCCCAATGTCGCCAACCTGTTCCATCTCGAGAAAGAACCGGGGGTCACTTTCCGGCACGCTTTCGATTACAAATGGTTCCCCAACCTCGACGAGACGTTAGAGGGGCAGACTGGATTAGACCTCCGGACACTCGATTACCGCGATTTCCTTTGCCCACTCAAAGCAGCCAGCATCCACGAGGCCGATATCAACGTTCACCTCTACGATGATCAGTGGGAACTACTCAAAGCGCGGTATAAAGGCTTCCCGTTAGCGGAGAAATATTTCAAGGAACACGAGCCCGGCACTAACGAGGGCAAACTGTCCGGCGATCAACAGCCAAAAGTTGAGAAGGGCGAGATGGAGGACGCGAGCAGGGTGCTGCGGATCGTCCATTGCGGCGATGTTTACATGCGGTGCAACCCGTTCGAGGGCGATGAGGAGGATCTGGGGCTCGAATCGGAGATGTGGCTGTTGGTCGACGTCAAAAACAAAGCCATCATCTGGGCCGATTACCTCGGCAATCACATGGAGCGGCGCCCGTTCGAAGTGATTCCTGGCATCGAGCTCGTTCAGAACCGCTGGTATGGCGTGGGCGTGTTCGAAATGCTCGATCACAAACAACTCTACGTCGACACTCAGTTTAACCGGGTGAACTGGAAAAGCTCGAAGTCCTCGAGCGTCCGGTTCCGGAACAAGAACGCGGTCAGCCAATGGAAGGCCGGCGAGAAGCTGGTCATTGGCGACGACAAGATCCTCGATATTGAAGATCCGCGGTTCGACGCCAAGAACCCGCCACTATTCCAGGTCAACCTGACCGAAATCGACGAGAACGCGATGAAGCTGATCGAGCTGATGATTCAGGCCGGCTCGACCGAGGTGGGAATTGTGGGGCCCGACGACGCTGGCATGACTGGGCTGGATTCACAGAAGTTGGCTACCGGCATCAAATCTCTCGAGCGGACCGGCAATCTGCTGATGAAGTTCACCGAGACTGATCATGCCGACGCGATCGCGGCCATTCTCGACCAGGCCGTGGACATCATCCTCGAGCACATGGACGAGGACGAAATCGCCTACAAATCTGACACCAATGAACTGGTTAAGCTCAACCGCGAGGAGATCCGCAAAATCAAAGGGAAGGTCAAACTTCTCCTGACCAAAAGCCGATCGACCGAGACGATTGAGACGGCGCGCATGGTGATCCAGCTCTGCCGCGAATATTACGAGGCGCTCAACCCGTACGAGCAATATCACCTGCGCAGCGAATATTTGCGCCAGTTAAAGGCGCTCGAAGTGCCGGACGCAGACGAGAAGCTGCCCGAAGTGACCAAGCAGGAGGCTGACGCCTGGCTGCAGCAATCCAAGCAACCGCAGACGATTCCGCCCAAAACGAGTATCGCGACCAAGTACCCGAATTTACTGCGCTCGGAACAGGTCCAGGTTCTCACCCGCGAGGGAATCAAACCGGGTAGCCCGGAGGAAGCGGCTCACGCTCAGGCGCACGAAGTGGTAAAAGAGGGCGCCCTGGCCCAAGCCAAAGAAGCGGCCAAGCCGAAGCCAGCGCCAACGAAAAAGTAATGCTTTCCGATAAAGCGTTAATAATTTATTAACTGGGCGATGCACCTCGACCCGCTGTTCTTCTTTTACCTGACAGTCCTTTTCTATCTGGTGGCATGGGCTGGCTGCACTGCCTTTATTCGGTTGCCACCTAACGCCCCAGCCTCGGCGGTGTGGAATAAAGTGTGCGCGATCGCGGCTTTAGTTGCCGGCCTGATTGCCATCATCCTCTTGACCGTCCGAGGATCGTAATGGACCAGAGCCAGAAAGCGGCCGAGCCGATCAAAGCGGTTGCGCCGGCCACATTCATTCGGGAGATGGCCAACCCGGAGTCAGATCCTGCCAAAGACTCCCCAGAGGCGGTTGAGAATCGACGGCGGGCCGGCGCGGAGATTTCGATGATCTTCGAATTGAAAGATAGCCGCGCGTTCCAGTGGTTCATGAGCGAGTTTATCGACAAACCCTACCGGGAAGCGTTCGACAAGCTGCGCGATCCGCGGTTACGCCAGAAAGAGGAATCGCTCGAGACAATTCAGACCAACTACGTGGCGTTGCGGGCGGTAAAAGCCGGAATGATTGAGCGCGAGATTGCGCACCGGGAACAGATCGACACGAACGACCCCGAGGTCGTCCGGCTGAGGGAGTTGCTGGCCGCTCTTTAGAAATCTGGAAGGGCGACAAGAGATTTCTTGTCATGCCGAGCGGTTTAGGCAATAGCCCGCGCCGCGATGTTGGAACAGACGCTGACCAGCAACAACAAGGTTCGCCTCGACCCTCAATACCCGGTCGTGGCCGGGGTGGACGACGAGAGGGTGCCGCAGCTACTCAAGGTCAAGAGCGATGGCACGATCGACCTGGGCGGAGTTACCTTGCCGGTCTGGGACACGTTCGCGACCGCTTACTACGGCTCGACCAATAACGTTCACACCGTCATCTACACCCTGAGTGGGAATGAAGTGGCGCGCTGGACGTTCACCTACCGCAATGGCGCCGCGGCCGATGATGACGATATCGCAACCGGAGTATTTCTCATCCCATGATCGCGGTCGATTTTCTCACCGGCAAACTTCTTTCCATCCCGCGCCCGCGCGCCGGCGGCGGATCTGGCAACACCAGCATTGATACCGCCGAGATTACCGCGGCTGCGGACATTCCAAAGCTATCGTTGATTACGGCCGATGGCCAGGTGGCTGACTCCAATAATCTCGCCCATTTCAACAAGGTGGTCGGTATCGTCATGGCCGATGTTCTTTCCGGCGCGATCGCCTCCGCCATCGTGGAAGGCGAAGTGACCGACCCGAGCTGGGCCTGGCCGGGCGCCAATTACCTGCTTTTCCTGAATGGAACAGTGCTTTCGGCGAGTCCGCCAAGTAGCGGATTTAGCCAGTTGATCGGTTTAACCAGGAGCGCGCAGACGGTCTTTATCCGGCTGTCGGTTCCAATTCTGTTGTGAGGAGAAAATAATATGGCAGTACGAAAACCTCTGGTCCTCGTCTCGGGCGAGATCCAGCAATTACAAGCGGGCGACACGCTCTCGGGGCCGGTCGCAGAAGTCGCAGTTATCCAGTTGACCAATGACGACACCGGCGCTCATGCGCTGGGCGACATTGTTTACATCGACGCGGCGGACGGCGCGAAAAAGGCAAAAGCAGATGCCGGCGCTACCGCTAAAGCGTTCGCATTTGCAACCGGAGCCATCACCAACGGTGCAGTGGGAAGCTACCAGACAGACGGGATTCTGTCCGGACTGACCGGATTGACCGCGGGTGCGGCTTATTACCTGTCAGCGGCAACTGCTGGCGCAATGACAACGACGGCGCCATCAATCGTTGGTCAGTATGTGACCCGAGTGGGCAGAGCCATCTCGACTACCGAGTTTGAAATCTCGATCGAGCGCGAAATCCTGTTGTAAGAGGCTAAATGGCGAATCGAAAGCCATTAGTCCAGGTGGCCGGCGAGCTCCAACAGCTCCAAACCGGTGACACCCTTACTGACGGGGCTGGTAACCCGATCGGCGGCGGCTCGGTCCCGACTGGGACGGGCTTTCGCCATGTCACCGCTAG